CGTATGGCATGTTGGAAGCCAAAATTCCTCGGGTCTTGGGTTCAGTTATCTTGCGCATTGGCAACACCTCGTCCTTTGGAAAGTAGGAGAAAACCAAATTTGGTCTTTTTCCTCTTCCAACAACCGCGCTCATGATGTCAATATCTTTCTTAAGCTCTTCGCCTTCTTCGTTGTCAGCGATTTGCCAAAGGGGTTGGCCAGCAATGTCTTTCTGTACAAGGTATGCATTTTTGTTGGATGTTTTGTCCCGGAAGGTCAACGGGAAACCTGGGGATGAAGACCTTTCAAGCGATCCTGCAACAGGATACTTCATTCTGGATGGTCCATTCAGCGATTCTGTAAGAGTTAGAACTTCCAGTTTCTTTCCGGTCAAGCAAGTGGCAAAATATTGCACCAAGCTTTGAGTCGTTTCAGCTAATTCGTCTTCATCGATATTGATTTCCGGTCTCTCGAAAGCCTTCAGCGTGGTGTAAACGGGCATGTAACCATTGGCTCGCGGATCTCTTGCGGCGAGAATGGCGGGCTCTCCTTCGGACTCAATGCATCTGGGTGCTTGCATAACTTTACGCAGCTTTGTGCCTCTGTTCGGATTCGGCGGGTAAATGCTCTTTCCAACGATTGGGAAACCGGTTACGGGACAATTCCCTTCAGCAGCAACAACTCCGTCCCTAGGGGTCCAGCACTGCAACGGAGCTCCTTCCCTAGCGACGGCCAACCTGGCAACAACTGTCAACAACTTTTCTTTAGTTATAACTGAGGCATACATCCTCGTCTTTGTGGCTGCACGATGGACTCCGATGATCTTCCCGGAAACATGTGGTGAGAGTAGTGAAAGGGCCGAGCCGCAATCTCCTTCCTGTGTGTAGGCTGAGTCGGCCAAAGCGCCAACTAAGTATGATGAATACTCCAGGCCATGCTCACCGAATTTACCATTCCTGAGGGCATGTATTTGACCCTTTATTCTGGCACTGTATGTCTGCATAACCAAGGAATTCATGGCAGGGGTTGGGATGGTCAACAAAGCAACCTGGTCGGTGCCATCAGCAAGAGCGGTGGTGAGCTCTTTCACACTGAGGAAATTACCGGTGATGTCGCGGAAAGCCTGATGCTTCTTGTCAACAATTTCGTATAGTGCAACATCAGCCTGAACGTCGGACCAAACTTTTCTAGCGGGATACAACTGGGTTCCGCCAGCAATCAACTTCTTAACCAGAACATGGTCTACGGAATGCGCAACCGACAAAACGAAGTTGCCCTTAACGCCCAGCCCCCTAACCAATGGAATCTGCGTGGCAGGGTCTACGAGGACAACAGATGCTGGTAGAATAGAGCTCCTGTTGAAATTTAATCCAGTTGGGTCGATGGAAGCCTCAACTTTAGGGATCTCGGGGAAAGAACTAGCAGGGGTAGTAAACGTCTTCGCAATGCTC